CAAGCTAGTAGTTAATAAAATATAATGATAATATAGGGGAAGTAGTTAATGCTTCCCCTTTTTAATACAAACAACTATGAACCAGCAAGAGAAATCGAACTCTGTTATAGAGCTAATGAAAAGTATGCAAGACTTACATGTTGAACAACTATTAACTATAACTAAGTTAGGAAGACTTGTCCAAGATTTAAGACATGAAATAGCCTTATTACGAGGTGTTATATCAGATTTAGGAGGCGATCCTAATATCAAATTCAAATAAACCATTTAAAATATACAATCATGAATTACGTAGTAATGACACATGGGAGAAAAGGAATGTTTCTATTCCTTGTTGACAGATCAAAGACTAAAAATCAATGGTGGAGTTATGATTGGACTGATGCAATGCAATTTCATAAGGAAAGTGCTGCAAAAATACAAGCTGGTAAACTTCGATTTAAAGAACCAAAAGTAATTACTATTGACAGGGCAATTGAACTGTCAAAAGAAAATGATCGTAATTACGATTATGAAGTATTAGAGCATCCATTTTCATCCGAAGCACTTGGTCAAGATTAATCTAAAAACACACAATTATGTACAACTTATTAATAAAACACGCAAATAAAAGCAGTGTACTTTCAGAATTAAGAGCTAAAGCTATAGCTGTAAAGCTTAAAGATAAAATACCACATTTAAAGAAAGGCTATAGTGATATAGCTTACAGAAGCTACTGTAGTAGACTTTATAATTGGATAAAAAAGTTAGAAATAGCAATTATTGAACATAACAAACACAACAATGAAATTATCGAGCAAGTCAAGAACACTCTGGATAGAATGGAAGCAGGACACTAAATTCCCTACAGAAAAGCATAAGAACATTAAAGATGTTGAAGCTGCTGTAGCAATAGTTGGTACCAGAAATGCAAGTAATATAGTTAATGCTATTTATTATAGTATAACTGGACCAGTATATATTATCAGAAAAGGTGTAATACAACTTCGTAGTAAAAAGAGAGAATTAGTTACACCAACAGGGAAGAAATATTAACAATATATGGGCTACTACTCACAATCTCCGTTGTTTTGGGTTTATTTATTTAAGCTAGAGTAGTAGTCCTTTTTAAAACATACAATTATGAAAACAACAAAAGGAAAACTGCGTAATATTACAACTGGTATTATGCATACAGAAATTAAAGATGTTTATTTATTTTTTGAAGAGTATACTGGTGAAAAAGGTATAATGACACACCATCTATCTTCAGCAATTAAAGCTATTACTGATATTCTTAAAACTAAACTGTCAGATAAATGGTTTACTAAAGAATGGATTAAAGAAGAGTTAGATGAAGTTATTGAAATACCTGATATAACAGAAGAAGAAAAAGCATCTTTTTGGAAACTATTTCAAGAATATAATTCTGAAGTATGGAATACAATAAAAGATAAAAGTATTATTGTAAATATGTAAATTATGAAACCACAATTAACAAAAGAAGAGTTTAAATTACTAGCTCACAGAGCTGGTTTTGATCCTGAGTATGATGGAAGAACAAAAATCTTTCATCTACACCCTAAGAGTACTATTACTGAACATGATAGACCACTAATTGAAAGTATTATAACAACACACTCAATTGATTTCACTTTTAGATACGAAGAATCATGAAAGTAATAGAGATAGCATTTATTATATTAGCTGTTATGGTATTATCATACGGCTATGCAAAATGGAGACTTAATTATGTAGCTAGATGGAGAATGCATGCTGGTAAAGGTGATAGAGCTATATTCTATGGTACTTTTACTAATAAATTAGAACGCTATACAGTAACAATTGTAGAAAGACAAGAAGAAGATATATGTAAAGTAGAATTTAGTGAGTTCACCAGATCAACTAGTGAGATGTTTAAATACACACCACCTACTTATATTCATATTAAACTACTAAGTCCTACTGGTTTTTACTAAAAATCGTAATTCAGTCTCTATACTGTATTTTTCTTACAGATGATACTGTACTCCATCTTTTTTGAGAAAATGCAGCACAGTCCATCCCATGAGGTCATTTTTTCTGACACTCTGCAAAAGTTTCGAGTTATCGTTAATTTAAACATTCAACATCATTATGGAAAATAATGAACATACAACTGATGAAGTTAGAGTAGAAGATGAGTTTTTTCATTATCATGTTAAAAAAGCATGTAGAATACATCTCTTTTATTCTATTGTTATTGTACTAATAATATTAGGCTTTGTATTTGAAATAGCTGTAATATTTTCTAGTACACTAGTTACTGCACTAGGATTTAATGTAAAAGTTATTACATTAAGTACAGTTGCTGTTATAATAGTACTTGGTATATTAAGTACTATATTAAATAAACGTATGAAGAAGTACACAAGGAGTTAAACTTGTGTATACTATTATAATTAATGTAACTGCGCGTCTTGTATAGGTTATATTATATTATAGTAGTTGAGAAATAGGTTGATATTACTTAATTGGTAGAGTTAGACGAATTCAATAGGTACTTATAGTATACTTCATTCGGATTATTACAGATATTGTACTCTTAGGAGTTAATATATCATACTTATGAACAGTTAGTATAATTTGGTAAGGAATAAACCCCTGCAATCTAAAGAATTATCTTAAATGGTAACGTCAGCGTTGTGAATAATCTAATTGTCTACTGCATACAGAGCAATGCTCGCCTTGTCTAACGACTTAGATTTAGTAACGAGGTATGTACAGTTTCGATAGCTGTTATTAATCTATTTTTCTTTTTATTAGGAAATTTATAAAAAATTCACTATATTTGTAGCCAGCTGTCTTTAAAAAATGGACTAGGTTTTCAGTTGTGTGTTTACTAGTCTTTAGACAGTTTGGCTACACATGGGGTAGAAAGGTTTAGACAGGTTACAAGTAAGATTATAATGCAGGCCGTTAATCAGATTATAACGTTAAAGTATCTGGACAATTATAAATGGCAAGGTTATACCTCTCCATGCTCCAGTGCAGCAAGTTAGACTTGCGGCATAAAGCTGAGTTTGTAGCATACTTAGAAACAGAAGCTACTAAACTTCAGGGTGTCCTACCGAAGTAAACAATAGGAGTAGTTTTATTGATTTTTACAAAATCAGTTGGTGGATCGTTAACCCTTATACGGTTAGCCTCATAAAGCTTGTAAACATTATTTTAAGAAAGTAGTTTGCACCCGAGTTCGACTCTCGGCTACTCCACAAAGTCATCTAATCAATAATAATCACTTTAAATTAAATGTAAAATGGATCAAACAAATAAAAGTTGTAGTGCAAATACAGTTAAACAAATAGTTATGGAAACACAAGAAATTTTAAATGTAATTAGTAATCTCACCGGATTACTTAATATCGCTATCAGCACCAATGATCATGAAATTATTGCAATAGTTAAAAGAAAAAATACTTAAATATGTTAATATGCTTTAAGTTCTCTGATATTTCGCTGGATAAAACAACATATTATGAAAAAAGACAAGATATTAACAATAGAAAGTTCTTTTCTAATCCATATAGCAGATAAATGGATTACAGTAAAAGAGGCTGAACAGTATCTTAAAGATGTACAAAAAGCTATTCGTGATAATGAAGATAAAGACACATTCACATTTAATAATCAAGAGGTTGATAAACAGTATATGATCTATATTTGTATGTATATAGAAGATAGACTAAAATTTCATTACAATAAATATGGGTAATCCGAAAGTAATCATAGTATGTACAACTTGTGGTAGTAGTGCTGTTACTAGAGAAGGAATACTAGTATGGAATGTACCAAAGCAAGAATGGGAAATAGAATGTATGTTTATGGAATACTTTTGCCATAATTGTCAAAAAAATACAGGAATTAAAGAAAAATTTGTTAATTAATAAATTTAAAAAGAGAAACATGAAACAAGTAATAACAACAGAAAGAGTACCTATCAAGTTATGGCTTGATGATATTGAATCTGGAGCACTAGCACAAGCAAAAAATACAGCTAATTTACCATTTACATTTAAACATGTAGCTATAATGCCAGATAGCCATCAAGGTTATGGTATGCCTATTGGTGGTGTATTAGCAACTAAAGGAGTTGTTATTCCTAATGCTGTTGGTGTTGATATTGGTTGTGGAATGTGTGCTGTTAGGACTTCTTTAATAAATATAAATAGAGAAGAGCTTAATTTAGTAAGAGAAGATATTAAAAAGCTTATTCCAGTAGGATTTGCGCACCGTTCAACTATACAGAATCAGGATTTAATGCCGGATTGGGAATATATAGATGATAAAAGATGGATTGTATCTCAACAGTATGAAAAAGCATTATTCCAACTAGGTACACTTGGTGGAGGCAATCACTTTATTGAAATACAAAAAGATAGTAATGGCTATATATGGATTATGATACATTCTGGTAGTAGAAACATTGGATATAAAGTAGCTGCACATTACAACAAATTAGCTGAAGAACTAAATAGTTTTTGGTATTCGGAAGTGCAAAAGGATAAAGAATTAGCTTTTCTACCTACCAATTCTGATGCAGCTAAACACTATTTTAGAGAAATGCAGTTTTGTATTGATTTTGCTTTAGCTAATCGCACAGTTATAGTGAATGATATAAAGCAAATACTTACAAGTGCTTTTGACTACATTATATTCGATGATCCTATAAATATAGCACATAACTATGCTAGATGGGAACATCATTTCAATAATAATGTAGTAGTACACAGAAAGGGTGCAACTTCTGCAAAGGAAGATGAATTAGGTATTATACCTGGTTCACAAGGAACCAAATCATATATTGTTAAAGGTTTAGGTAATACAGAATCATTTACATCATGCTCTCATGGAGCTGGTAGAGCTATGGGTAGAAATGAGGCTATTAAAAAGCTTGATTTAGCACATGAATTGCATATTCTAGATAGTCAGGATATACTTCATAGTATAACTACTACTAAAGATTTAGATGAAGCTTCTAGTGCTTATAAAGATATTGATGTAGTTATGGAAAATCAAAAAGATCTTGTAAAGATAGTAACAGAACTTACACCATTAGCTGTAATAAAAGGATAACATTATAGAAAAATTTGTTAATTAATATTAAAATTAATGATTATGACACAACAAGAAGAATTATTTTCCAATGCTACATTTGACGGCTCTAATTACATTCCCAGGTTTGATGATAAAAGATTACGTGGTCAATTAAAGCGTGTTTGGGATTGTATGAAAGATGAAAGATGGAGAACATTAGCAGAGATAGAAGTAATTACTAATGATCCTCAAGCAAGTATATCTGCACAACTAAGACATTTACGTAAAGAGAGATTCGGCTCTCATTTTATTAACAAACGTTCTAGAGGAGCTAGAGAAAGTGGACTCTTTGAGTATCAACTAGTAGTAAACAACACCGTATAATATTAACACTATGTCACACGATAAATATAAAGATTTAATTCTATACTTAAATAGTAAAGGATTTATAAAAATAGTAGGCTCAGTATCTAATAGAGATATAATTACATTAACATTTACAAGAGAAGGGGAAGGTCATATTGTAATTATGCACTATACTGAGGCAGAAAATGACAAATATGGTGCTCTTGTTTATAATACTGAAGCTCTTTTAACAACAGAGATTCTACCTACAGATAACTTTAATATATTTATGAAAAAATTAACATCATTAATATGAGTATAGGATCAGGAATAGGAGCAGCTAGTGCTGCTAGTGAGATTATTACACTTGTTGATAATCTTATTGAAAATGCTGAAGAAGAATCAGTATTAGAGGTATTAGAGGTTATAAAAAGAAAAGCTCAACAAATTAAGGAAGCTGGAGACAGTGGATGGTATTAAACAACAACATTATGAGTAATAAATATGAAATATGGTCAGAAGGATTTTCAGTTATAGAAGAACATGCTTCTGCTCGTTTTGAAGGAGTCTTTGAAGGAGAAACATTTATGGATGCTTATTTAGATATGGTGAAACAGCAATATGGAGCTAATCCACCAGATTATGTTAAATTAAATGAACCAGTTATCTGGGGATGTAGATGTTTTGATAATGAAATAGATGCACGTAAATCATTTGGCTAATAAATAAATATATATGAGTAAACTAATAAATACTAAATACGAGTATGACATACATGAAACTGTATATCACATAACTCCAGAAAGTCCTAAAGGTATTGTAATAGGTAGAAGAGTTGTAACTGATCCTTATTATTTTATTGAATATCTTGTAGCTTTTAGCCATGATGAGTCTTTATGGTGTGGTGAATTAGAATTAAGTAGAGATAAAGCTATAATATAATAAGAATGCCAAATCGTCAAGTGTTAACTAAAAATAGAAAGGAGACTCTAGATGGAATGTCAGGTGACGAGGATGAAAGAGCAACTAGAAGAAGTTAATAATTTTATTAGAATCAACGAATTTGTTGGTTTTGATACAGAAACTTCTTCTATGTTGCCTTTTGATGGTAAGTTATTAGCTGTACAAATAGGTGATTTTAATACACAATATGTTATAGATGTACAAACAATTGGGATAGATAATCTATTACCTACACTAAATTTACTTAAAGATACTATAGTCATAGGCCATAATCTAAAGTTTGATCTTAAATGGATGCATTATCATGGAATAAAAGTAGATAAAGTATTTGATACATTTTTAGCTGAATGTTTATTAACTGCAGGCTTAGATAAAGAAAATAGACACTTATCATTACAAGCTTGTGTTAGTAACTATTTTGGAGTAAGACTTGATAAAAGTATAAGAAGTAAGATTATCTATGAAGGATTTTCTGATAGAGTTATTAGATATTGTGCTGAAGATGTAAAGTATTTATCTCTATTAAGAAAAAGACAATTAGAAAAAATAGAAGAGTGGGAACTAGAAAAAGTAATGGACTTAGAGAATAGATTTGTTAAAGTTCTTATGCTAATGGAATATTACGGTCCCATTATTGATACTAAGAAATGGACTGAAGTATATACTTTAGTTGAAAAGACATTAGGAAAAACAGTTGAACAGCTTAATAATATTATATTACATAATGATAAGTTAAAGAAATATATTAATACTGAACCTCAACTAGGTTTAGAATTTCCAGATTTTAATAATAAAGTAGCTGATAAAGTACTTATTAACTGGTCTTCTCCTATTCAGAAGTTAAAACTACTACATGGATTAGATATCAATGTTAAATCTACAGAAGCTAAAGATCTTATAAGAAAGAGAGATAAACATCCTATAGTACCATTACTTATTAAATATAGTAAATGGAACAAGCTATCTACATCATTTGGTAGAAATTTTCTTAAGTTTATTCATCCAGTTACAGGTAGAATACACCCTGATTACTTTCAAATAATAGCCTCTGGACGTTTAAGTTGCTCTAAGCCCAACCTTTTAAACATACCGTCACATGGAGACCTTGCTAAGAAGATACAGGCTTCCTTTATACCCAAGTATGGAAATAAGATAGTTGGCGGAGATTATAGTAATTTTGAACTACGTATTATTTCAGAATTTGCAGATGAACCATTATGGACTACAACATTTGCTGAAGATAGGGATTTACATTCAGAATTATGCACTAGAATATTTAATATAAGAGAAGATCAAGTTAATGATCCGTTCCCACTAAAACCAGATTTTACATACCGCCATGTACAAAAAATTATAGACTTCGGTTTATCATATGGTATGACTGAATTTAAGTTAGGCGATCTCCTTGATATTCCTACCAGAGAAGCGAGGAAGTTAATAAACAGCTTCTTTATCACCATACCAAGGGTTAAAAAGATACTATCTATCTGGGCATATGCAGCTACTTCAAGAGGATATATCAGGACTGCCCCACCTTATAGAAGAATTAGATGGTTTCCCAATTGGAATGAAGATCTATCTAAAGTAGAACCGTATCTAATATCTGCTATTGAAAGAGAAGCTAAAAACACAGTACCTCAAGGTAGTAATGCAGATTGTATTAAAGAGGCATTATGCTTAGTACAAGATGAAATTGACAATAATAACTATCCAGTTAAGATCATGCTAAGTATTTATGATGAAATTGTAACTGATTGTAAAAAAGAGTTTACAGAAGAGTGGAAAGTAATACTAGAAACATTGATGATCAAAGCTGCAAAAGAAATTCTTAAAATAACACCAGTTAAAGTTAATGTCACTATAAGTGATCATTGGATAAAAGATTGATTAATTTAAAATACAACTAAAATGAATAAATCACAATTTAAACTAAGAAAAGTAGAAGAAGTGTATGTAATAACACTTGAAGACGAATTAACGACTATTTATCATCCTAGTGTTGAAGTAATAGTAAGAAATGATAATACTATTACTATGACTTCTCCCGAAAATGGAACAGTATTACCTATCAATGCTAGTTTCTTAAATACTCCACAAGTTATCTCTGATATAAAAGCAGATTTAGCAATTATAACTGAAGCTCTTGATTTTGTAGCTAGTTTAAGTAGTGGAAATACTTCTGCTTATCATGGGCCGTCTATAAAAGGATCAGAACTATTACGACAGGATATTGCTAAAGCTAAATTTCTAGCAGAACAACCAGAAAATGTTAGAGAAGCTGTTGAAAAAGGAGATTTAATATTAGTCTGTAGAGATAATGGTAAAGTTTTTCTACGTGCTGGAGTTGGAGTAAGAAGAGCACTAAAATCTAAAACTGATGAATCAACCAAAGAAGAAAAGGGTACTGGAAAAGGGTAAAACTGAAGAGTATATTAAATGGTACTTTGAAGAACTACAGGAGAAGGGTTATGTACATAGTATAAATACAAATCCTTCTTCTATAGTTATCTTTGAGAAAATTGCAGTAACTCAATGGGTAACTTTACGACAAAGAGTTTATACTGCTGATTTTGAAATAATATGGACTATTTTAGGAATGGTTAAATGGTGTAATTTACAATATTCAACAGATGCTATAAGAAAACCATTTATATCATATAACGATAGTACTTTAATAGAAGTTAAACCTAATGTATCATATAGATTAGCTAGAGCTAATACTTCAATGGTTACATTTCCTTTAAGAAGGAATATGTTGTATCAGGCAACCGGTCAATATGTACAAATGGTTAAAACAGAAGATTTATTTGCATCAACATTTACACCTAAGAGATATTTATTAACAGATAAAACAGGAAAACCAAGAATAATTCATTTTCATACAAGAACATTAGATGAATATTTACAATTAACTGATAACTTAACTAAACCTATGCCGGGTAGCAAATGGGATAGAGATGAGATATCAGACGATGATCTGGGATTTAAGTTTGTAGAAGATGGATGATGAAACATTTCACATACTTGTTAATATTTGTATACTACTTAAAATAGATGCAAGAACTGTAATGTCTAGTAAAACTAGAGATGCTTCATTTATAAAAAATGTTCTACAATACATACTTTTTACATTATATAATAAAAATAGATTATATTTATCTTTACAATTAAAATACGGAGGAATAAATATACGTAACTCGTTTATGCGAATTAATAACTACATTTACACTAAAGATAAGAAGTACTACCCTATGCTATTGACTATTAATAAACTCTACCCAATATTAGATATTGGAGTAGCTATTTATGAACTAAAGTCATTAACTTATGGATTTACACAAAGAAACAAGTGGAGCAAACGTCAAAAAAAGAGAGTTACTCCATTACGAGCAGCGAGAATATGTAATGAAATTATTAAACTTGAAAGACAATCAGAAAAACAAGTTAAAGAAGCTATTAACAGCGATTATTTCATTACTAGTTATCGTGAGTATAGGGATTATTACAACCTCCCCTATAAATATTACAAAGGCCAAATTTCAAAACAAACTTATTCTATATTTACCAGACACATTACCAGATAATTACTATATTGATATTCAAAAAGTATTTCCTAATACTTTAATCAATACATTTGCAGTTCATAATCCAAAAAAGACCTACGAAGAGTTTAAAAAGAAACTTAGGTACATAGAGTCTAGTAATAGCTACAGTAGTAGACGTACTAATAGTAATGGATCATTATCTCAATATCTTGGTGCTTACCAAATAGGTTCTCAAATGAGGACAATAATAGGATTAGGAGATATATCTGACAGTTTATTTTTATGTACACCTTCTATTCAGGATGCAGCTATGGACTTATGTATAATTTACAATCGTAATTTACTTAGACCATATTTAGAACAATATGAAGGTACTTTTATTGCAGGTTATCAAATGACAGAAAGTAATATGCTAGCCATAGCACATAATGCTGGTCCGTATGGCTTAATCAATTTCTTAATATCCTATGGAGTAAATCTTCCTAGAGATAGTAACGGTATATCTTACGAGTTTATGAAATTAAGTGGCTATAAAATAACACCACATGGGAACAACAACAAATCTTCAACAGCAACTAGACGCTAGTGAACCAGGTTTAGGCGATAGTAACTCAAAACCTATGCTTGATAACATTAGGTTTAAAAAGAGTGAATTAACAAGTAAACAGAAATCTGCTGGTAAAATTGATGGTTTATATCCAGTAATAATTGACAAGTCTCTAGTAGTATTCATCAAAGATCCTAGTAGAGAACAAGAAGTATTTGAAAAATATTATAAACATATATATGGCAGATTACCTGCTGAAGAATTATTTACATTTATTGACGATAAACAACAGGCAGATGATACAGAAGACGATGAATAGAGAACAAGTTCAGAATGAAGCTCTGAATACATTAAAACTATTTAGTGGAATAGGTTCATTGATAATGGATACTGGGGTAGGTAAAAGTAAAGTTGCAATAGACTTTATTATTGATGATCCAAATATACAAACAGTATTAATTACATCTCCTAGAGAGAATCTAAAGGCTAACTGGTATAATGAAATAATATTATGGAGTAATTCTGTTGGTATATTCGCAGAAAGTGATCTTGAACCTAATACTATTCCATTTATGATGGGTGATAAAATAGTATTAGTAACTTTTGAAAATATACAAACTTGTTACAGATGGGAAAATAGACATTTTGACATGGTTATTGCTGACGAGGTACATTGCTGCATGACCTCAGAATATTCCAGAATATTCCTCAACAACGACTTTACATATAAAGTAGGACTAACTGCCACCTCTGATATAAAAGGTAAACCAGAGAAGCTAGAGCTATATAATTTGTACTGTCCTATCATTTATACTTTTCTAACTGCTGAAGAATATGGAGTAGTGAATAAGACCAAAATCATTGTAGTAGATCATATTCTGAATAATGTGCATAAAATTCACATTAAGACAAAAAAACATGACTTTTTTCTTGGAGAACAGGAAAGATATTCGTATATTTGCAAAGAGTTCAGACGAGGACAGAGTTTGATGGCTTCAACAGGAAGTACAAACTATTTTGAAGATGCTGATTACTGGTTCTGGAAAGGGAATGGAACACCAAATCAAAAAGAAGCAGCTAGAGTTTATCTAAAAGCAGTTCAGAATAGAAAGTACTTTCTGCTGAGGCTTACTTCCACAAAACAAATTGCTATTAAACTTAGTGAACAATTAACACAGGTTAATGGTAATAAAGTGCTTGTATTCAGTGAGCTTACTGAACAAATTGACAGTATTTGTACACATACAGTACATAGTAAGCATAAGAATGATATTAATGCGCAAACTTTACAGAGATTTAATGATGGTGACATAAAAGTACTAGGTTCATGTTATTCCTTAACTTTGGGACTTAACATGAAAGCTGTTAATATCGCTATCTTTGAATCATATTTAAGTAGTTTTACAAAAGCTAAACAAAGAAGAGGAAGATTAAATAGATTAATTGCAGATGAAGAAATAGCAACACTTTACATAATTAGACTTCCTAACACTCAAGCAGAAACTTGGTTTAACGGATTTGTTGACAAAGACGAAATAAGCGAAGTAATAAAGTCGGAGGACATCTTAAAAGAGTAGTTATGGAAAGAGATAGGTATGATTTACTTGATATGTGTATAGCCACAATTAAACTAAAATATAATGCGTGTATATCACCAGAACAATTACAGGATGTACTGAATAAAGAATTTCCGAGAATGATGTTTTCTATTGATGAGATAGTGGAGTTCCATATGTTGGCAATAGAAATAGAGGATAATCAACTAATACTAAAAAATACTGGTAATGGATAGTAGTATATTTATAAATATAACCAAATTAATTAAAAGCCAATTAGGCTTACTTGAATTCTGTGTACTACAATTAATCCAAGATAAGAATTTTAAAACATTAGATTTACTACTAAATAATCAAATAGAATTAAGAGAGATAGAAAATTGTCAGTCTTTATCTGATTTTGCTCCAAATGATGAGGTTATAGGAGAACAAGTAAGTAACCTTATAAGAGATTTGGAAAATAGTGGTTGGATAAAGATTACAGGAGATGATCTACTTAAAAATCTAGAAATTAGACAGAAGTTTATTGAGCTAGTTGAATCTAATGATCTTGTTAATAGAATTGATGATGTAGAAAAATGGTACCAAGAGTACCGAGATTTATTTAAAGTTATTCCAGGTGCCAGAGTTGGTATCATGGGTAGTAGACAAGCTGTTATTGACAGACTAAGAAGATTTTTAAAAGAACATCCACAAGTTACAAAAGAACAAGTTTTACAAGGAACTAGAAGGTACATCGCTACAGAGTCTCCTAAGTATGTGATGAATGCTGAGTATTTTCTATATAAACAGGATCAGTTTGATAAGACTACTAGGTCTAAGTTGGAAGCTGTTTTAGAAGATTTCTCAGAGAGAATCCCCAATGACTACGATCAAACTAGAAATATTTAGTATGGCTCATTTTAGACATACTTTAGATGTTATAGAAAGGGGTATGACAGGCGGCAATGAAGGCTTGTCACACGGTTTATCCAGAATCAGTTATTTTGTTCCCGGTGTTCAGAAGGGAAACATCTATTTAATAGGTGGAGTAACTGGTTCTGGTAAAAGTGCCTTAGCTATGGATATGTTTGCTTGTAATCCATATGATGACTACCTACTAAGAAGCACTACTTCTCCTGAAAATCCTATTAAGTTAAAAATATTTATTTGGTCATTAGAGATAAGTCCAGAAATATTATTAGCTAAAATGATTTGTAGGAAAATGTTTTTGCAACATGGTATACTAACTGATATTAATTATATATTGTCAAGGGGAAAGAATAGAGTATCTGCAGAGATATACGATCTAGTAAAATCTTACGCACATTATTACGAAGAATTTGAAGATAGAGTTATAATAAACGGGGCAGATAATCCTACTGGAATCCGTAACACTTTATTAGAATATTTAAAAGCACACGGAAATATAGAAGAGAAGATTATTACTATAAAAAATAGAAATCATGATACTGGAGAAATAACAGAAAGTAATCGACCTATTTTTGGAAGGTATAAACCGGATCATGATAATACCTATATTATAGTAATAGTTGATCATGTTAACATATTAAAAAAGGAACAAAGATTTAGTAAGAAAGAAACTGTTGATAAATTAATGGAGTATATGATGGACATGTCGAATAAATATAAGATTACTCCAATAATAGTACAACAACTTAACAGGAATATTGAACTAGTAGATAGGATGAAAATGTCTTCTATTGAACCTCAAATATCAGACTTTAAGGAAACATCAGATTCAACAGATGCTGCTCATTTCATATTTGGAATGAGTTATCCTCAAAGATGGGAAATAGGTTCATATAGAGGTTATGACTTAACCAAATTAGGTAATAGGTTCAGAGGTCTTAAGCTATTAAAGAATCGGGATGGTAATGCAGATGTACTTGTAGGTCTTAAATTTTTAGGAGAGATAGGTACATTTAAAGAGTTACCTCCGGGCAAGGAAATGTCTGAGCAAGATTACATTAATATACAATCAATAACTAAAAGCTATGACCATAGTATTACCAACAACAGTATCAGAGTCCAAGCTAACTAATCCAGATAGCATTATATTATATGGACTCCCAAAATCAGGAAAAACGAGTTTTTGCTCTACTCTACCAAATAACTTAATTATTGATCTTGAAAAAGGAAGTAGGCATGTATCTGCTTTAAAATGTGAAGTAGAGAATTTTGCTGATCTAACTGAATTAGGTCGTGAAATAATGAAGGCTGGTAGACCTTATAAATATATCACTATTGACACAATCACTAAATTAGAGGAATGGTGTGAAGGTGATGCTACTGAACTATATATGAAAAGCCCTATTGGCAAAAACTTTAATAGATATGATGAAGGACCAAAAGCTGGTCAACTAAAACCAAACAGTGAATGGACTAGTGTATTAACATTACCCAAAGGAGCAGGTTATTATTGGCTTCGTTTAAGTTTTAGCACTTGGTTGGATAAGATCAAATTATTGGCACCCTACATCATACTAATAGCTCATATCAAGGATGTTTACCTAGAAAAAGCAGGTAAAGAGGTTTCTGTCAAGGACTTAGACCTAACCGGGAAGATAAGAGGTATTAGTTCGTCAAATGCTGATGCCATAGGCTATGTATATAGAAGTGGCGACAAAGGTGAAACTTTAAGGATTAACTTTCAATCTAATGATTCAGTGCTTTGTGGAGCGCGTCCAGAGCATTTAAGAGGACAGGATATGGAAGCTGACTGGAGTAAAATCTTTGTAGAGTAGTTAATTTAATAATAAATCTTTTAAAACTTAAAAAAATGGAAAACGCTGAAAAAATTACAATCACAAGGAGCATGCTTGATAATGCTATGTCACAAGGAATGAAACGTGCAGATATTGCTGCAACATTTGGTCTTAGTCTTAATCAGGTTAAGAAGCTTATGGCACAGGCCGGATATCAAAAGAGACGTGCTTCTTATATAAACTTTAACTTTGTTGATGATGCAGTTTCTGGAGTTGCTACAGAACCAGAACAAGCTGAATCAATCAATTACTAGTCCTGTTACGGAATACTTTCCGCTACCCAATCATTTGAAGTAAATTTAAGTTTAACTAATTAAACTAATTAATATGGCGATAAAAGGAAATGTTGGAAACGTAGAGGTAGCAAAGGACATAAAACTGTATACAGGAATTGTTGGTGCACAAGTACTAGCTATTAATCCTAGTTTGGAAGAGATAAACTCGTTTGGTGTAAACTTTCAAAATGCTATAACATATACCGATGTTAATAATGACGGTAATGAAAGAGTAAGGATTGATGTATGGTTTAAGTGCACTACACCAGATTCAGATGTAGCTGCTACTAATCCAGGTCTAAAAGACATACAAAATCTTGTTACTAAAGTAAGTTTCTTCCTTTCCAACAGATTTAAAACTACTAACGAAGGAACTAAACTAGGTTTTATTAACAATTTTGGCCAGAATGCATGGGCTGAAATTATACCAGATGCTACAGAACCTAATTTACCTTCTGAATCGTGGTTTAGAACAGAAGGAATACGTCAAGCATATGACGGAGAAGATGTTCTTATCAACTTTATTCGTAATTGGGTAAATGCTGGTAAGAATGATGAGATGTCTCTTGATAATGTTAAGGATATAATTCTCGGTAAATTTGGAGAATTACAATCACTTGTTCCAACTTATAAGAACAATGTGGTCAGAATTATGCTTACTGTTGTAGTTAAAGATAATAAATATTATCAATCAGCCTACAATAGATTTTTTGCTCGTTGGAATCATACAAGCCCACTTATCTGGCGTAAGTATATTCAACAAGATAAGTATAATAAGCCAAAAGGACCGTGGAGTTATGTTTTAACAGAATATAAACCAACGGATATGCCGGTAGTTGAAGAGGTACCGGATGAGGAAGTCCAAGCTCAGTCCAATAAATGGTAATTTACCATGATACAAGGACACTCTCAAATAAGAAAGAGTGATATATTAGCAGTAACTAGTGAGGAAGAGTTATTCAAGAAGTACTGTAATAATTTTGAATATATCAACGTATCATTTAAGAGTGAACTGAGAGAGGACAAAACCCCCAGTTGCAGGATAGCTGATCTAGGTAGCGGTTTACGCTATAAAGACTTTGGATCAGCTATACCTGCAACTGATGTTTGGGGCTATGTGATGTTAAAGTTTGGACTAAATTTCCCAGAAGCACTAGAAAAAATAGCTACTGACTTATATATCACTAGTACTACTGGTATTATAATAGAACCAGTACTACAAAAATCCTATCCTAGACCACCTAGAAAACATCTTCTTATTAAAAGAAGAGATTGGCTATTATCAGACAAAGAGTTTTGGTATAATAGATATAACATTACAAAAGAATTATTGAATAGTTATTGTGTTAAACCTATAGATTACTACTGGTTTAATGGTACTGTGTTTAGAGTTCTAAAACATGCCTATTCTTATGATTATTATTGGAATGAAGGAGTCTTCTTAAGAAAAATATATCAGCCTTATTCACATAAAAATAAATGGATATCTAATGTAGATACCACCATAGTACAAGGCATTGATAATATACCTAAATTAGCTCCGTTATTAGTTATATCTTCATCTTTAAAAGACGTGATGTGCTTAAAACTATTAGACTATAATGCTGTCGCTCCTAATAATGAAAGAAGTTGGCTACCAGCTATGGTTTGGAAAAAGTTTAAAAAGAGGTATAAAAAAATAGTTATACTATTTGATAATGATGAAACAGGTCTAGAATCAGCCTCTAATTTTTCTAAACAATATAGTATAGATTACAAATATATTCCACTCTCATTTACTAGACAAAATAAGAATATAAGTGATTTTATTTATAATCACTCGTTAAAAGAAGCTAAACTATTAATGAATAGTTTATTTAATCAGTTATGAAACGATATCTTATTAAGTTAGAAATAATTAAGCTAAGTACTAATAGAAAATTCACTAGATACGAACTTGTACTAGCAGAGAGTAAACAACAAGCCGCTAATTTAGCAAAAAATAAGTATTCTAAAAAGGGTACTCGAATTCGATTACTTAATGTTTAATTTAAACCTTTCAAAACATGAACGAAAGAAAAATCACTGTTGCCTCAACAAAGGCAAACAAACCTGTGACATTTAAAAGTGCTGCAGCAACATGGGGCGATCTTAAGAATGAGTTAAGCTCCAACAATGTCGAGTTTAATGATAAGATGAACGCTGTATTGAAAAATACCAGAACTAATCTTGTTCTTGATGACGCTGTATTACCTGAAGAGGATATAATTATCTTCTTAATGGCAAAGAAGATGAAGTCAGGTACTGCTAAAAAATCTACAGCTAAAAAGGCTCCGGCAAAGAAGTCCACTGCAAAAAAGCCAGCTAAGAAAGCTCCAGCCAAATCTGCAACTAAGGTTAAAGCTAAACCTGCTCCTAAAAAGAAGACTGTAGTTAAGAAAGTTTCAAAGGCTGATGAAGCTTTAATGAAAGAAGCTACTGAGATGGAGTCTAAGCTTAAAAGAATGTGATTATGGACTCCAAAGCCGCTGAAATAGGAGTATGGCTTATCGTTATTGTTATCTTAATTACTATAGGAATTATTTTTTATTTTAGGTTCAAAAAGAGTAAATTTAACTCTGAGCCTAAGTTAACAGAAGAAGAGTTACGTCTAATGGAAGAGGCTAAATCTTTGGAAGATAGGCTTTAAAATAATCAGTTCTTCCAATAATATAGAGAAGGGGTAGGTACATACTTACCCTTTCTTTTAAAATTCTAGTATAATGAGCCAAGAAATAGAACGAGAAGCAGAATTTGATCAGAGTGAATATGAAATGCTTGAGAATATGCTGTTAGCAAATAAGATACATGATGAAGTTATAACAGAAGTTAAAACTGAGATTAAAGAAATAGTATCTGCTAAACCTATTATTAATCATTATAAAAGGTTTAAATTTGATGAAGCAGCAGTAACTCCTGATACCAATAGAATTTTAATTGATTTTTGTACGCATTTAGATAAGTTAGGTGAATTAAATTATTTACCAAATGAAAAACATATTATAAACTACATACAATTTTTACAAAGTGCTTTAAGTTTAGATTCTATCTATTATAGTACAATGATGAAAACTTTAGCAATGTTTATGATTGTTTTTGACACTTATTATAAAGATAGATGGGATTTAATAACTCTAGATTCGTATAATAGAATAGGTATAGCAGCTTATTATCCCGAATTTGTAATAGAAGATAGTGACGGTGAAACACATACTATAAAAGATTTATACGGCATATATAAGTTTTCTGGATCTACTTATACTGAATTAGAGATATTATATACTAGAATTACTATAACAGAAGAAGAAGCATCATCTAATTACTTCTTTTCTCATGGCAATTTTCCTAGTAACAGAATGATGAATGGAGGATATTATGGTAAAGTATGTGCTGGTTCTGGAGAAATAAAGACTATGATGGGACAAGTTCCTTCTCTAACAAGTCAAGATAGTCTTACTATAGAATTTGTTACACTTCTGGCTTTACAGTTAGAAGAGTTTTTTAAGTATGAGTACATCCCCGGCAGCCCTATGAAGAATATTCAAGCAATTGGATTTGGTGGACATTTTTCAGTACCTAATTTATTAGAAAACCATTTTCTAAAAGAATTTGTAGATAAAATTAGTTTAATACCCGGAATAGCAGTTAAAAATTCTTATTTTGGGCTTATATCATATTTACCTAATATAAATAAAGAGTTATTTGCTAGGTTAATAGAATTTACGTATGTACCTAAATGTTTTTTAGATACTAATGATAATAGTTATTTTAATTCAAGTAATCCTATAATAGCAAATAATTCTGATGCTTTTAGATTTAAAGGTAATTTAATGATTATTTTTAGAGAAGAACAGAAGTATTTAAAAATAATAAAAGAGGAATCTAAACAAGTTGTAATACTTACTCAAACAATTCATCCTGCAACTTTACGTTTAATACATGATCTAATTAACAAATTGTTATTTATACATTCAATACGAAATTCTTATGACAAAAAACCAGTCAAAAAACGAAAAGCGAAATTGGGCACTGAACAGACCAGTAATCTCTTCAGAAGAAGGAGAGCAGTTACTCTTAACTCACAAAGCATTGTCAGGGAGAACCCCACAAGCGGGACAATATCCATTTCAGGACAAGACTACGTATTCCAAACCCAAACTGTCTCCGCCAGTACGACATAATGTAGTTGAAATGGATGGAGCTAGATTAACTATTTGTAATGAAGCTCAAAAACAAATAGACTATCTATTAAATAAGTTTCCTTCTACTGAATGGTCTGGTATTATGGTTTGGGATGTAATAGAAGGTAGTCTTCAAGACCCAGCTACTTTATTAGTAGAGGTTAAGTATATACTATTAATGGATATTGGTTCTGCAGCTTATACTGAATATGAAACTGAAGCTGAACTTACATTAGATCTCTATGATGAATATCCAGATGCAATGTTAATGAGGATAGGACATTGCCATAGTCACCATAGCATGCAAGCTTACTTTAGTAGTACAGATACTCAAGAGTTGCATGATAATGTAGATAAACATGTAGCATACCTATCTCTTATTGTCAGTTCAAAATCAAAATATGTTGCTAAAATGGCAGCTTTATCTATTGACGAAACTAGACATATAGTTAAAGATTTCGATGATAGTGAAGCTGTAGCAATTTCAGAATCTAAAAGCATGATTATTTATAATGTAGATATTATAGGTCAGGAACAAAAGAGATTTGAAGATACAGTAATTGATGCTAGAATAGATAAAGTTACAAAATTTTCAAGTACTAAAAGTAAAAGTAAGAATAAAAGTTATTCACCACATAATACTGATTACTATGACAGAGTTTATAATTTTGGTTCTCACAATGCGGAACAACAGATGGAAATGTTTAAAGATACTGAACCTGTAGATAAGGAATTTGTTAATGGTATAGAATGTATATTGTATCTAACTATTCCCCCACTCGAAATACATAGACTATTAAAAAGATTGCTTGGTATTAATGCGGAGGCTAATTTATCTGTTGAGGTAAAGGCTATGGATTTAATTCAAGGGTCAGCTTTAATGGATGAACTAGCAGATACATTTGAAGAAGAAATACTAC